CTCCAATTCGCAGAAGGTGTTCATGTTAAGCTTCAATTCGTATTCTTTATCTCCAAGTTTAAATTTAATGCCCTTGTGTTTCAGCTCAGCTGCCTTCACGTATCATCACTCCTTCTTACGGCGCAGGTACTGGTTCTGCCGGTACTGCTGTAAACCAGCCTGAAATAATGGTTGGATCGATACCTACTTCATCTTCATCAGCGATAAATCTAAAGTTACCATCATAATCCCTGGAAAAGAACGTCCCCTTGAGCTTTGCACTCTTTGGCTGCGGCTTTTCTGCTTCGGTGTCGTACTCGTCTGTTGCCAGTTCGAACTTGCCTTTGAGCAGCCACACATAGCGATACTTTCCATTATGCTTCTTGGACTTGAAGCCAAGTGCCAGTATCGGCGCAATATCTTCCTTGCTTTCAATGAGAACGCCCTTGACCACCTTTGCTCCCTGCAAGGTAGCCCTGCTTGTAAGCGACAGCTGATTGAGCTCAATTTCCACATCAATACTGTCAAATGCCGCGATAATATCCTCCACAGTATCGTCTGAATAAATGTTTTCTGAGTTCACTTTTGGCGAGAGCTTTGCACTGACAGCCCTCTCAAGTTTTGTAGGCGTTGCATAGCTTGCACCAGTTTCGTCATCGTCTGTCAATAAAGCAATGTGGATGTCCCTTAATCCGATTTGTCTTGCCATATGTTAAACCTCCTTTGATTCTAAAAAGTAAAATTTGAGCCCCTTATGATAGAGGCCAGTATCCGGTTCATAAAAATCCGCTTCATCCAGTCTTTTGAAGCCCGCTGAAATAAGCAGCGTTTTTACATTGCCGCCCAATGTGGTGTAGTCTGTTTTTGACCAGATATCCACTTGAAGATAATGCCCGGTGAAGGCTTCCTCATCTTCCTCAAATACTTCACCGGTTTGAACAT